GATTCAACCAATACTCTTAAACCAACACATCCTTTTACTCAGGTATTAACTGCTCAAGGATTAATTCTAGATGATACTCGCGGAATTACTACTAGTAGTGCTAGAAGAGAAATCCCAAGCGCAGTAGTTGGCCTTTCGTCGCCTGGCCCGTTGGATAAAACTGGCCCAACAGGACAAGTAGGTACCTTAGAAGGTTTTAACAATATTCCCATTAGTAGACTAGGCGGTTCTACATTTGTAATGGATGATGGTAGCGACAAATTTTTACGCAAAACTGCTGCTAATGCTGGCCCACCAGCTTATGCCGCAGTACAATCAAACGAAACAGGTGGCAACCCTAAAATCCCACACAACGAATTGGTCCGCATCCGCACACGTACTGGACATCAGATATTACTACACAACAGTGAAGATTTAATTTATATTGGAAATGCTAAAGGTACAACTTGGATTGAATTGACTAGTAACGGAAAGATTGATATTTTTGCTGAAGATAGTATTAGCATACATTCTAAAACAGATATGAATTTTTATGCTAACCGAGATATAAACATGGAGGCTGGCCGCAATGTTAATATTAAAGCAACAAATCGTACGCAAGTAGAAAGCGGAAAAGATACAAATATCATAGTAGGCGCCAATGGATATATTACCACAACAGGTAATCTAAATCTTAAAACAACCGGTAATCAAATTGAAACTGCCGCCAAAATTTATTTGAATAGTAATCCAGCTGCCGTTGCAGCTAAAAAGTTAACAACATTTAACAATAGTGGTATTGTTAGTATAATGAAACGTATACCTACTGCTGAACCTTGGGCCCAACATGAAAATTTAGACCCATTAGCTATGACAGCAGCAAAAACAGATAGAGAAGCAGGGGCTGCAATAGCACCATCGGCTGCTTATTACAAAACTTATACCACTGCAACAGACGTATTCAAGAAAGTTTACATACCTTCAAGTCCACCAAATAAAGGAACTGGAAATGCCTAATTTATACACAACCCTAACAATCCCCGCGTCCCCAAATGCACCTATAACACCACAAATGTATCGTGGGTTTAGTACAGTTAGTTCTAATACACAAAATTTCAAATTGTATGATTTTGAATTAGTCAAACAGGATTTAATCAATAGTTTTTATGTACGACAGGGCGAAAGACTAATGAATCCTTCGTATGGCTGTATTATATGGGACTTATTATTTGAGCCGCTAACACCCCAAGTACAGAACTTAATTTTACAAAATGTTACCCAGATTGTTAATGCCGATCCTCGTGTTCAAGCCGGGAATGTTATAGTTACCCAATATGATACCGGTATACAAGTAGAATTTACCCTATCTTATCAATTGTATAATCTCAGTGAAAGTCTAAAATTACAATTTGATCAAGTAAACGGATTGTCTTCCTCGGCTATAGCTTAATATACGCAGTTAATTTTATTCAATAAATACACTTATTAGGATCAATTATGAGTTCAACCGCTAGACAGAACAATCTACTTTTAGCCGAAGATTGGAAAAAAATATACCAATCTTTTAAGAACGCAGACTTCCAAAGTTACGACTTTGATAATCTGCGTCGTACAATGATTGATTATATTCGTACTAATTTTCCAGAAGATTTTAACGATTATATTGAAAGTAGTGAGTATCTAGCTTTAATCGATCTTATTGCTTATATTGGACAAAGTGTAGCTTTTCGCGTAGACCTAAATGCACGTGAAAACTTTTTAGAAACTGCCGAGCGTAGAGATAGTATTTTGCGACTAGCTAGACTAGTTAGTTATAATGCCAGCAGAAATGTAGCAGGCTCTGGTTTATTAAAATTCAATACAATCAGTACTACAGAAAATTTATTAGACAGTAACGGTTACAGTCTTAGCGGAAGATCAGTAACATGGAACGATCCAAGCAATGCTAATTGGTACGATCAATTTATTAGAGTAATTAATGCAGCGTTACCGCAATCACATCAATTTGGAACCCCTGTTGCAAAAGATACGATTTATGGAATCCCAACAGCCCAATATCGATTTAACGGATCAAACACCGGTGTACCAGCATACGGATTTACTAAAGTAATTGCTGGCCGTAGTATGAATTTTGAAGTAGTTAGTACTTCATTTACTGGAAAAACTTTTATCTATGAGGAAGCTCCTAAGGCAGGTAATCAGTTAGCGTGTGTGTACAGCGATGATGGCTACGGAGCAAGTAGTCCTGGTACAGGATTCTTTTTCAGATTTGTTCAAGGAACATTGAATACTGCAACATTTACAATCGATAATCCAACTAGTAATCAAACAATTAGTATTGCTACACAAAATATTAACAACAACGATGTTTGGCTTTGGGATCTAAATCCTGACGGAACAGAAAATGTATTGTGGACAAAACTTAATGCGCTTGTTGGTAATAATATTATATACAATAATTTGAATCAAAGTACAAGCACAGTGTATAGCGTAGTAACACAGACTAATGACGCAGTTGCTCTTAGTTTTGCAGACGGCATATTCGGCCAATTACCAATTGGAAATTTCAAAGCATATTACAGAACAAGTAATGGATTATCTTACACAGTCAATCCTGCAGATATTAATAATGTTCAAGTTACTATTCCATATATTTCGGCTACAAACAGTCCAGAGACATTAACCATCACATTGAATTTAGCCACATCAGTGACCAACGCTACAGCAACAGAATCTAATGCTAGCATTCAACAAAATGCTCCACAAACTTATTATACTCAAAATCGTATGATTACTGGCGAAGACTATAATATCAGTCCGTTAAGTGCAAGTTTACAAGTAGCTAAAGTTAAATCAATTAATAGAACTAGTAGTGGTATTAGCCGATATTTCGATTTAACAGACCCAACAGGCAAATATAGTTCTACTAATCTATTTGCTGACGATGGCGTTATCTATCAGCAATCATACACAGCAGGAACAACATTTACATATGTAACACAAACTGATATCCAGGGAGTTATTGATAATCAAGTACTACCTATATTAAAAGATCCTAATCTTAGAAATTTCTTTTATTCAAATTTTATCAACTACATTAGTTCAAGTTTGAACGTGGCATGGTTTGCTGTAACTACAGATAAAAATAGTAGCACAGGATATATTGGTGGAACAACTAATGCAATTCCATATCTTGTAGGACCGGGATACACACTAACAGATTTATTATATGTCACTACAGGCGCTCTGATTAAATTTGTTGCTCCTGCCGGATACTATTTTAATACTAAAAAAAGTAATGTTTTAGCTGCAATCCCAACGGCTGGAATACCAAGCGGTGGAACTAGTTATCTCTGGGCAACTGTTGTATCGGTCGTAGGTGATGGAACTGCTAATAATAACGGAACATTGTCTACAGGACTTGGTCCAATCACATTAAGCAAATCGTTATCGTCAACTAAATTATCTAACGGAACTGTGGTATCTCCAATATTAACAGAGATTATTCCACAGTTTGCTACAACACTCAGTAGTAGTGTTACAACTACAATGATTGACTTAATTTTCAATAATTCAAGTTTTGGTTTGCGATATAATGCTTCTTTACAAAGCTGGCAAATTATATTTGAAAGCAACTAAAACTCTGCAGGTGCATGTAGTCTTGCAAATCAAGGCAACACGCTTAACACTCAACAAGATGCCAGTTGGTTCTTAATGTTTACCACTAATTCTGAAACTTACACAATTACCACTCGGTCACTACGTTACGTATTTGAAAGTGATGCAGAAGTTTCATTTTATTTTGATGATAGTGTTAAAATTTACGATATTGTTTCCAGTACAACAATAACAGATACTATCAAAGTATTGAACATCAATTCTCGCCCAGATTATGTAAGTGCATTTACACTTGATTATCCATGGGAAATAGTTAACGAATATATTGGACAAGATGGTTATATAGATCCTAAAAAAGTTATTGTCACCTTTGCTGATCCAACTAATAGCGGCGTAGTGGATAATCCGCAATTATTTTTAGATATTGTTTATCCTAATTCAGACTCTGCACCACTAACTCGATATATTGTACAAAAGAAATATACAATAACCCCCGGGCAAGAAGATTACAAATATATAAACAATGATGCAGCATTGGGCCCAGTTATCATCCTATCAACTTCTGGAGCAGCATACCCGTTAACTACGTGGAAAGATGGACAGTATTTTTATTTTGTAGA